AGCGAATAAGTTAATTTACCCCCCATTTGGGCAGGTATTAATATTATAGCATAAGAAATGAGCAGTTTATAGACGACTGCTCAGGTCTATTAGCCACGAAGATTCAACTCCTGCTAACTCTCTTCTCATAAGAGCATCCGTTGTAAAACCTTTGAAAGTCTTATATCGGAATAGTATAAATTATACTATATTATTTTACTTGATTGGTTGTCTTGCCTCCGCCTGATGACTTCTTTGCAGGAGCCTTCTTAGCGGTCTTCTTTACTACCTTTGCAGACTTAACTGCTGCGTCTACCTCATCTACTGAAGGCATCTTTCCAAATGCCTTATCATTAGGGTTGGCTGCTCTTAATACTACGGGCACAAGTGCTCCAAGTAGTGAGTATGCCAGTGTCTGTGGATCTGTAACTCCAGATGCATACATCGCTGTCGCTGCACCAAGTACTGATCTTCCATATGACGCTAGTGCGTTTTTGATTTGTTGGTTCATTTTTTTCCTCCTAGGATATTTGTTTCTTTGTTAGTAAAATAACTAACAAAACTTAGTGTGTGTTTTTTTTCTATATATTCGTTGGGTTCTGCCTCATCCATTAAAATATTATTTATATTTTTATTTTTTAATTCATTTAATAATGTTTCAAACTCATCAAAGGTAAAGTGCTGAACATCACTTCTTGTATTTTTTTCTATCAGTGGTAAAAGTTCTTCTCTTGTTTTTCTTATTACTGGAGAAATATAGATCATTATTTTGCTTGAATCATTAATTCTAAAATTGTTTTGCTTGTATGACTGGTATGGAATAATAACTTTATCGCCAGAAACCTTTTCCAGTAAAATAGGATTAGTAACAGACACATAAAAGTTTGGTGTTTCTCCAGCGGTATTTTTTAAAACCTTTAAATATTCTACCAAGTTCTCAGATCTTTCTAGGTTTGAAGAAAGGTCATTTACTTCACCTTGAATTCCACCCACCTGTTTGTCATATTCCGATATCCAACCAGTTATAAAATTAATTATGATCCTGTCTTTTGATATTTTTTGAAATGAATTGTTTATCATAGACAGATATTGTGGAGATATAACATGAGGCCTTATGGCAACCATATATTTTATTTTTTGATTTGCATCTATTGCATTTGCTATTTTTACAAATTGATCATCACTGTAAAATGAGTACACCAAAAGAACTCCATAAAAACCAGAATCTTCTAACTCTAAAGATATTTCTTTTATATCATAAGAATTTGATCTTTCAAACCAAAAAAAATTCATGGCTTATTTGCCTCAGAATAATGGAAATCACAAAGGTCTACGATTCTGCTCTCAGAACTTGCCCAAACTTTTGTGCTTTCATCTTGGCACAACTCTTCTTCACATATAAACATGCTAAGATTTTTAGTTGATTTAAGTACGATCATTACTCTATTCTATCATAGTCTTCTGGTATCAATTTCTTTAGTTCTTTATATGCCTCAGAAATTTTCTTCATAGAGTGGTAGTGAGGATACGCAGAACCAACCGCACCATACTCATCAAAGTATGATATTTCAGGCTCAACATCAGTAACAAACTTATTTATTCCTTCTTGAACTTCATCTATATACTGATATGCCCAGTCTCTAGAATCTGAAATAAATTTTAAGAATGCTTCAGATGAATAGTCGTCTTTTTTATTTTTTTCTTCAGATATTTCTATTAACTTTTCAGATACGATTGTTTTTTCTAGGTAAGCCTTTATAACTTCAAGCCTAAGTTCAGACAACTTTATGTTTAATCTAACATTGTTAAAAATTAACACAAAGAACAAAACAATAAAAATAGAAAATGAAATTAACTCTATCACAATTCTTCCCCACCCTCTCTAACCAACAAAACAATCGCACCATTATCCTCAAGTGCTTTTTTTGCACGAATCATATACTCTACAGCCTGTTTTCTTTCTTCTCCAGAAAGACTCATAAACTGCTTCTCACTTGCTTTTACAGTCAAGAAGTTGTCGTTATCAACTATTTGAAGTTCAAATCCTTTTGGTCCCCTAAGTGATCGAAAGGCTCGTCTCATTGAATCTGTATACATATTATTGCTCCGTTGTTAGTCTTTGCCAAGTATTTGCCCAGTCTGTTTTAGACTTATGCTTTGAAAACTCTTTAGATATTTGTCCACCTTCAAGATAAACTCCGCCCCAGATTCCCCATTCTTTTTGAGAAACTCCAACTGCAAAGCACATCTTTGATACAGGACACATAGAACAAAGTTTATCTATTGCTGGCCTTAATATTTCGTCATCTTCGTATTTATCAAAGAAAAGGTTTGTGTCATAGTCCAAGCACAGTGCATCATCTTTCCATTCATGCTTTGGCATATTAACTCACAAACTTGTCTGGTATATCCCATCCATTCTTAGAAGGTACAAAACGACGCTGCAAGTGCCACTTACCATCTACAAATGCTCCCTGTGGGGCTGTTCTACCCTTCTCAGAAGGATAAGAGTTAACAACTGTCCACCCATCCCAAAGCAGTGATTTGTTTGAACTTACAATCTTTTCCATATGATCTAATGATTTAATTTGCATTATTATTCTTTCTGTTAGTATCTGAAAATGCCGTATTCGACATTTTTATTTTTTGCTTCGTCAACAAGTTTTGATACCTGTTCTCTTTCTTTGCTCAAGAAAGCAAAGTAGTTTATGTCTGAAATATTTTCTGCAACCCATGAAGGAGCAACAGCCTTATACTTAATACTTTTGCCACGAGCCTTTAGCCCTCTTTCTGACAGGTTTGCAAACTCCATAGCCATTAAGTTAATATTGGCTGGTCCTGCAGAATAGAGATAGAAGTACGGATCATCTTCTTTTAAAGAAGACATCGTAACGGCCATGGCTCTAAGAAAAACCTGGTAGTCATCAAAACTACTAGTTCCTTGAATCCCCACTATCATTTTTCTTCCCATCTCTAAGTTGATCCATTATAAACAGCATCTTATCTAATTGTACCTTATCCATAGCCATCGTGTCAACTAGGGTTGCGTTGGCCCCATCTATGTCTGTACCGTGCATTTCTGCACAATAAAATGTACCATCCTTAACAAAATAGGCTTTGTTGTCAAAAATAACAACCTTTATGTTTGTTTTTTCTTCATGGTTGCTGGACTGTCTAACTATTTCTTTTTTATGTGGCATCATGTATGGTATTAGTGGAGAAATGATTTCATGTATATGGCTTTGTCTATATACAAAATCATTCTTTTTAATGTTTGTTTTTTGGGAAGAAATTAGCCGTGTTGTTACGAACATGGCTATCATAGTTATTGCAGATCCAAGAAAATATTCCATAGTTCCTCCACAACAATTATACTACCTATCTAAACCAATAACACGCATGATCTCTTTTAGCGTGTACTGTTTATCTTTAGTTAGTTTTGCAACCTCTTCTTCATTCAATGCCTTTGGCGTAAGGCTTACCATTGGATTTTTTTCTGTCACATCCATGTCTAAAAATCCTTCACTCCACAACGACATTGCTTCGTTAGAAAAATATCTTGATATTTCTTCGTGAAGTTGTGGATTTACTTCAATTAATTTTTCTGTAAAGTTGTACAAGGGTTCCCCAGTTTCAATGTCTATCCCTGCAACTTCTAGACCACCATTAAGAATAAGCCTATCTATTTCGTCAAACTCATCCATTATTTGATTCTTCCCTAGGCTTAAGCCTGTTGTCCCAAAATCCTGGAACAATATATTTTTCACCTGAAAGAACTGGTTTTGAAGCATGAAAATAAGGCTTACTTGATGGAAAAACAATTATGCTTCCAGCAGTTGGCTTTATAAAAATACCTTGATCTTCAAATTCAATCTCACCACCAGTGTAGTCGTCATTTAAATAAAGAACAACAGAGATAGTTTTTGACTTATCGTCATCATAGGTGTCTGTATGTTTGCCCATCTCACCTCCAACAGAATATTTGCTTATTGATATTGGACATAACATGCCGATGTTGAGCCCAGGGTGCGATGACTCATAGTCTTTTGATGAATAAAGTATAGCATCAATAAGTTTTTTTTGAATGTCCCTACACTCAATGTATGCATCATGGTCTTTGTTAAAGAAATCTTCTCTTATCATCTTTTGCTTGCCAAACAGGTAGTCAGACTGATAGGCTGACCAGTCAGACCATTTAGAGATGCCAGTTTCTTCTGTTAAAGCACCATCTATTCTTTCTATATCTTTAATTAATCTGTCTGGATCTTGTATAACATTTTCATAATAGTATACATTTTTTTCTAAAATATTTTTTGTGATCACTTTCCAGAAATCTTTCTGGCTTTAGCAAGTGCTACAAAGTCTTTAATCTTAGTCTCTCCCATGTATCCCCATGCATGGCCATCATTAATCATCTTATCATTTATAGATTCTGTGTCTCCATCAAGATAAACCCAACCAAGAATACGACCATACTTTTCTGAAGAGTCCATTTTCTCTGTCTTAATAACTATAGACTTAGCGCTGTCAATAGCAGCCTTCAAATAAGCCTTTGCTTCCAGTCCTAAAGCCTTTTCAGCCTTGTCTGCTGTACGAGACTCAGGTGTATCAATACCAGCCAGTCTCACTCTAGAACTAAAAGAAATGTCAAACCCTAAATCAATTTCGACATCAATGGTATCTCCATCAACGACCTTTGTTACTTTCTTTACATAGTATTCAAACATTACTTTCTCCCCCATTTAACTTTATTCCAACCACGCTCATGGAAGTAATAAAGGATTGTTTTTGTAACTACCTCGAAACTTGCGATTGCACCTGCTGTAACTGGCTCTTTGGTTATAAGCCAAGCAATAGCAAATGTATCTGCTGTTCCAATTATACGCCATGTAATGGCCTTTAGTGCTGATCTTTGTTTGGATACATTCATGCTGGCCACTCCATATTTTTAGGACCTTTAGTGATTATGTTCCAAACCTTAGATACCCATCTCTTTACGCTTTTGCGTAGCCGATATAGCATGAATGTCTGCCCCCAAATCTACTTGTTCAATCTTATACCCTACATCACGACCATAAACAATGTTAGTAATGTTAGGTAGTCTTAATACTAATGCACCATCCATAAATTCATCTTTAGCAATATATTCTTTTACCTGATCAAACTTAAGTGGATCTTTCTCACTTGTGTTGTAGGTATTACGGACTCCAAGAAGCACTTGCTTAGTTCTCTTACCAGCCTCTTTGTAAAGGGCGTGGTGACCTTCGTGCCAAGGCTGATACCTACCCAGCATGAGAGTTGTAGGTGCAGACCAATCATGAAGACTAAACTTATCAATGATGTGAGATGCCTTTGCTTCTGCATCTAAGTTGTGACTAATAAAAGATACATCAAAATCTGTTGGTCGTTCAAACATCTTATTAGTGTCTTCAAAGCGACCCTCTGCAATGGTGTCCATGAATACCAAAATGTCTGGCTTACCAAATGCTACACGAGTTAGGTCTGTTGGACAAACAAAGTCAACTACTACTGGTGCTACTCCTTGCTTGGCAATTAATCTTGCCATCTCTCCCATGCGTCTTGCTTGCTCTATTCTATCTTCAGCACTAAAGCCTAGGTCAGAATTTACTGTTGCACGGACTTCATCTGCATTAAGATGAATAGCATTAATGCGTTCTTTAAGTGCCTTTGCTAGTTCTGTTTTACCAGAACCTGGCAGTCCAATAATCTGAATAATCATTTTTTCCCTATCTCTTTATTTATTTCTTTAATTAAATCATTAATTAAAGCATCATCTTTTTTCTTTAATGGGCTATCTTTTCCAAACAAGTCCCACCTATGAGTGTTGATCAGAACATCTGATACCCCATACTCTTCAAGTTCAAGAAGTTGTTTTTTTACGCTATCTCTTGTACCAATTGTTGACATATCTAGAAATCTAGAACTTTGTTTAAATAGGTACTCTTTGTAATCTTCAACTTCTTTTTCTGTTTCTAGTATAACAGGTGTAGCCATAACCATTATTTTTTTTATTCCTTTAAACCTGTCCATATTATTTTTGTAATCATCAATAACTGATAAAGAAGTTTCAGAAAACATTCTAGCAGTCTCTACCGTATACTCTGAAAAACCACTAAATACCATTTCTGGCTTTTTACTTATCACTGGCATTTCATTATACTGTTTAATAAAATTCCTTAAAAATGTTGTTCTTTTTACTATACTATCTAATGTTTCTGTATCTCCATAGACATCCATCTGTGGTTTTTCTCCAGAGGTACTTTTTTCATCTCCAGCGATCCAGTTAAAAATTAACCTATCTGGCTCTATTTGATTAAAGGCTTCTGTTACCATGGCACAATATTGTGGGCTTATATGGTATGGCCTTAGAGCAATCATATATTTTAACTTTTGTCCTGGAACAAGTGCAGCAGCACTTTTTACAAGATAGTCTGGAGAGTCTGAATGAAATGTCAATAGAACCGATTCATACCCAAAAGACTCTAGTTGAAAAGAAAGATCCCTCAAACCTTTAGCGTCTAAGGGATTTCCTCTAAACATGTAGTGAAACTTTAGCACTTATCTTAACTTTTCTCGTTCATCAGTAACAGTAATTGCAAACTTCATCATCTTTTCATATCCGACTGAATTATCCATAATCTTATTGTAGTGATGACCACAAAATAACAGTTCTCCATTTAACCCAACAACTTGAACTAAGGCTTCTGCTGCACATGAATCACATCTATCGGTTGCCTTGAGCACCCATTCTTTGATTTCTTCAGGTGTTTCTATCATGGTATTCATAGTATACTACCTATTTCTTTCTGTTATCAGTGGAATAAAATCCACTACCGTTGAAAACTGCTCCTACATTAGAGTATACACGAACCAAAGAAGTATTGCAAGTTTCACATGTATATCCAGGATCATTGTCCTTAATAGACCGTTCCTTTATATATCTCTGTGCACATGGCATACAATCATATTCGTACAAGGCCATGTTTATTTCTTCTTTGCTTTTACTGTCCAATAAGGTAGGTTGAGTTTGTCTCCACCCCACTCATAACCCAAAGCCTTTACTACAAACTTAATAATTTTAATTCTCATTACTTCACCTTCTTTCCAAACTTTGCCCAAATTCTTTCATGAAGATAGAAGAAAGTCATTTCTAGTGACAGGTACATTAATCCATAAAGACCAACATACTCCCACTCTGCCTCTCCAGTATAGTACTTTAGAACGAAATAAATTATTCCAGAAACAAAAGTAAAGTGAACGAATGGCCAACTTATAGTCTTTAGGAATGACTTTCTTCTAGAATCCATTATAGTGCTACCTGATTTGTTTTTCCGCCACCGCCACCAGATGACTTCTTAGCAGCAGGCTTAATATCCTTTGGTGCTGCTTTCTTTGCTGCTGGTGTTGATGTCTTTGCAGACTCTACAATCTTGTTAAGTAGTGGAGTATTTTCTTCTCCAGTATAGACTGGACGACCCCAACCAACAACAGCATTAATTAACTTCTTCTTGTTGTTCTTTACATATGCACGAGTTTTTTCTACGCACATTCCGCCATTGCGCTGATCTCCCTTTGCAGTTCCTGAAGTGTTTCCTTCAATAACTTGGATCGTTCCATCTCCATTGTTCTTAATGCAAAGACCAACATGTGAAATACGATTTACACCATCATCTGGGAAATCAAAATAGATCCAGTCTCCTGCTTGTGGATCATCATTACGAGCATCTGACCAACGCTCATTCTTCTTAAACCAGTCTGCTGCTTGAACTGTTGATGCAGACTTAGGGAATGATTTTACTCCCGAAGTAAATGCACACCAAGAAACGAATGACTGGCACCATGGTTGGAAGTTTACCTTAATCCATGCGCCGTACTTTGTTTCGTTATCCTTTGGGCCTTCAATTGTGCCCACTTCTTTCTTTGCAACCTCAATGATTGCCTCTAGACTACCTTTTGCTGCCATGATATTCCTCCTTGTAGGTATGACTATATAATTATATCACGCTGCCCCACCTGGCCTCGATCCAGGGACATCCGAATTAACAGTTCGGCACTCTACCAACTGAGTTATAGGGCATTGTGGCAGTTTTAAGTCATGCCAAGGACTTAAAACTACTTGCCGTTATATGGATATGATAGCATCTTTGGAAGAGATGATATATATTCTCCAAAGGTTTTGTATGTATTTTTAGAAACATACTTTGCTGCCGTAAGAACAGTTGCTCCAGAAGTTCCAGATGTCTCTACTGTTGTTCCGTGGTATCTTACAACTAGTGCTTCTGCTACACCAAGAATGTCAAGGCCAGGACCACGATTTGTAGACTTTGCAAAAATGTGAGACTTTGTTGTAGTGTCAAACCATGATGCTCCGACTCCAATTACACCAGAGACACATGACGGATATCCAACTACATTCAATGAGCCATCATTTCCAGTTGCTGCAAAGGTTGGAATATTTTTTGAATTAAGATAAGACACTGCTGTCAAAACAACAGAGTCTGTTGTGCATTCGGTTAGATTGTTTTTAGAGATAGAGGATAAACTAACTGAAACTGCATCGATGCTATATTTTTCAGCGTTCTTTGATACCCAGTCAATTGCTGATCGCAAAGACTTAGTATCTTGAAGAATATTACCAGAACTTGTAACATTGGCAACTCTAACAAAGACGATCTTGATGCTTGGGTCTACTGTAAGTGCAGCCTGAGTCATGTTGTGACCATGATAAATAGAATTAACAATTGACGAAGGCCATACATTTGAATTTGCAGACCCCTTGCCTTCCATAAAGTTTGTTTTATTTGGACATGAAAGATTAGTTGTGAAACATGCTTCATAGATTACTGAAGGAATCTTCTTGTAATCAACTGCTGAATCAATGATTGCTAAAACCTTTTGATCTTGTGCTTGTGCTTGTGCTGGTGCGATTGCTGTAAATGCAATTGCAACTGATAGTAGTGCTAGTAGTACTTTTTTCATTTTATTCCTTTTCTATTTATGAGATCATCAGTCTTACGACATGACAACACGGGTCACCACCTTGGTCCCACTCCTCAATTTCTTCTTCACCCATATACTCGTATCCGCCATCATGGGTATTGCAGTATGGTGGAGTTACCCATCCTCTTTCAATACCATTTTCAAGCCATATACCGAACTCTTGTTCTTCAGGTGACAAATCATCATGTGTGTGATTCATATATTAAGTATACCCTTAAGCGCTTATGATGTCAACTGGGCCCATGCATGATGGGTTAAATTTAATTGCTGCAGATACTGCTTGCTGGACTCTATTCCTTGCATTTTTCTGCTTATCTGTTGCATACATAACTCCATATGCATACTCTGATCCAGAGCCAATAGAAATATATGGCAATGAGTATTTAGACAAAGACATATCTCCAGAACTGTGTTCGTAGATTTCTCCACGAATACCAATAATTAAACTAAGTTCGCCCTCTTTAGATGTGTCAATCCAGAACTCGTTATAGAATTCACGAAGTTCTTTAATAAATTTTGTATGCATGTACTTGTCTGTGTCTTTAATGTTAGGTGCTGATGGTTTAAAGTTGTGTCTAATCCTGTCACCATCCATTGAGCCAGCATATCCAATTACATAGGGCCCAACCTTCCAAACCTTTGGAGATTCAAGTGCAAGAATAACACCATCGTCTGATGCTCCACGATCTCCTGCCATATAAATTTTTTCTTCATGGCGCAAAGCAACAATACAGGTCATGACAAAGCCCTCTCCAGATAGGTGATACTCAAGTATACCATTGCCCAGAGAGGGCTGTCAACTACCGTCAGTAATGACTAATTAGCCTTTTTGTCTACCGTCTTAAACGCATCATTGATCTCTGCCAATGTGAGTTTTCCATCGTCCAAAAAAGCCCTTGCCAGTCTTTCAATGACTGTTGCTACGCCTAATAGTCCTGCTAAGAATACTGCCTGAACTGTGTCAATTCCTACAACCGCTCCAGCACCAAGTACTGACAGGCCAGATGCTGCAAAGACTGCTACGATTCTCATCAAGATATTAGTGATTGCCTTTTGTGGGTGCTCCTTCTTAGGAGGCTCTACTACCTTTTTAGTTGCCATATTTAGTCCTCCTTTCTTAGTGGGATTGTAATTAGCCAGATTACTGTTGTTGCAAGCACTGCAATACCAACAATATCCCTTGCTGATCCCGTCAAAGTTAGCCATGCGATGAAGAAGCCAAGGAGAGTAAAGGCCTGTGCAATCACTTCCACCCCTGCATCTTTAAGCCATGTGAAGAATCCCTTCACAACCTTTTTGATTATTTTCATTTTTACCTCCTCATCCCAATCATTACATTTGCAATCTGTGAAACAATGATTACTGGGATAATGACTTCTTGGGCTTTTTCTCTCTGATCGTCTGTCATGTCCATACCCAACTCAGAGAAATTGGATAGGAGTTCTGTAACATCCACATTGAATACTGCTCCAAGTGGATCCTCAAGAAATGCTTCTGTTTGTACTTCTGTTACTGCATCTGCTAATGTAAATGGCATTGGGGTTTCTCCTGCATCCCCTGCTCTTTCTGCGAACTCAACAAATGCTGAGGCAAGTTCTGGGTTAGACTTCATCTGCTCAGCAATCTGTGCAACTTCTGACGGCTTAATGCCAAGGTCTTCTGCAACTTCTACTTTTGCTTCTTGCGTCAATGCTTTGAGTGTTTGACTTACTGCTGTAATTTGTTCAGGGGAAAGAGTAACTAACTTATTATCTTTGCTTGTAAGGTTAGCAATAACTCCAGATAAATCTTCTGATGTACCAGTTCCCTTTTCAGGAATGAGGGCTTCTAATACTTCATCTTTGATTTCTACATCTGGTTCAGTCCAAGGATTATCTTCTGGTTCTGGATCTGGTCCAGGTTCTGGTGAAGGTTCTGGGGTAGGTTCTTCAGTAGGATCTACAACTGGCTCCTCAGTTGGTTCTGGATCTGGTGTAACCTCTGGGGTAGGTTCAGGTGTAGGCTCATCTGTAGGGTCTACTGTAGGCTCTGGAGATGGTTCTGTTGTAGGTTCTTCAGTTGGTTCCTCTGTAGGCTCTGGTGAGGGCTCTGGGCTTGGTTCATCTGTTGGCTCTTCAGTTGGTTCTGGAGAAGGTTCTGGTGTGGGTTCTGGGGTAGGCTGATTGGCTGCAGCATTGGCTGCTGCCTGAGCAATAGCAGCATTAAGTTCTCTTTGTGCCTGCTCAAAATAATAAGTCCATGCATCTTCAATAGCAGCATTCAAATCAATTATAGATTGATCGTATGTGTTGATTCTATTATTCTTTAATTCTAAAGCAGATGTTAGGTTTTGTTGTGCGATTGTTAGGTTTTGGATTTCTGTTGTTAGGTTTGATGTGAGATTTTGTAAGTCTTGTACTTCTTGATTGTAAACATTTAGTTTGTCATTGTAAACTGCTAACTTATTATTATAATTTGTTTGTGCTGTAGCACTTGCTGCAAGTGCTTCATCATATGCATTTAACTGTGATTGAGTTGGTCCTGGTCCAGAAGAGAATGTTCCAAGGTTACAACTAAAACCTACTCCCCATCCACCAGTATAATCACAACCTGCTCCAGTCCAACCTCCAGGAATTGCCCATCCAAGATGGTAAGAGCCTGGGCCTCCTCCGTTATACCACCATATCTCTACATCTAAAGTCTTGTCTTCACTAACATCATACACTGGGGAGTAGTCACTCCAGGTAACACCCTGTTCTACCCAGTTATTAACAGCAAGTTGTCCATCAACATACATTCTAAATCCATCATCTGTTGATCCTGCAAAGTATGTAGTTGTCCAATGATCTGGGACAGTAATTCTTCCAGTAAATTTAACTACAAAGTTTTCATATCTATTACCGCAAACTGGCAGTTGCATAGAATTTGAATTCCATGTACCAGAACAGATAACTCCACTTGGAGTTGCTATGTTTGGCCATGTTCTGGCTAAATGATAAACCGTATATGCCAAACCCTGTCCTCCAGAAGACTGAATATTTGACTGAGTGGTTTGAACATTTATATTGGCTATGCTGAGAGCATCCTGTGCATCGTTTCTTTCTTCAAGAGCGTTGTCTTTATGTTCAAGGGCCAAGGCTACTGTGACTGTCTGGCCATCTACATTTGACTGGGCAAGGTTCTTTGCTTCTAAGGCTGTGGCCTCTGCTTCTACTGCATCTTCGTGGGCGTCATAGGCATCATCTTTAAGTTCCTTTGCATTTGTGGCTGAGGCAAACTTATTTTCTGCTATCTCTATAAGATCTATAAAGTCATCTTGGTAACCAAGGTCATCTACGCTATCGTTAAGTTCCTGTATTTCTTGGGCTGCAACAGTTAGAGGGTCGTCAGAATGAGCCTCTGTGGGGGCTATAATAAGCCATCCAAAGGCCAATAAGGTGGCTGTTACTATTCTTGTTAAGCGTTTTATTTGACCTTCCCCCTTGCAGACTGATGTCTGATAGGATGATTATACCATTTTATTGCACAAAAAAGGGGCTACCATAATTGGCAACCCCTTTAGTGTTGGAATGATTACTTAAGCAAAGCAACCTTTGCCTTTGGATTCTTCTTGTTCCACTGAAGAGCCAACTTGTTGAATGCAGCCTTTACAGACTTAAGTGCTGCTGCATTATCTGCAGTTAACTTAGCAATCTGTGCATCCTTAGCAGCAAGAGCAGCATCTGATACTACCTTAGCAGCAGCAGCCTTATCTGTCTCTACCTTAACTGCTGCAGCAAGTGCTGCATCTGCAGCAACCTTTGCATCAGCAAGTGCCTTGTCTGAAGCAGCCTTAGCAGCAACAGCATCTGAAGCAGCCTTTACGACTGCAGCATCTGCTACAGCCTTAGCAGCAATCGCTGCATCCTTAGCAGCCTTCTCAGCAGCAAGTTCTGATACTAGATCACGAACTGCAATCTCTGCGAATGGTGCAAGTGTTGGAGCAGTCAAACCAACTACTGCTGCTGCAACTGCATCTGATGATGTTGTTGGTGCAAAAGTAATTAGTGAGCGTGTTCCTGTTGTTGGAAGAGTAGCCTTAAAGGTTGCTGTTCCAAAGTCTGTTAGAGTAGCACCAGTTGTTACTGTTGCTGTATCCATAACTGCTGTTGAAGCAAATACGGTTGCTGTAATTGACTTACCAGATACTTTGTTTCCAAATGCATCTGTTGCTGTTACAACGATATCCTGCTTAGTTCCTGCTGCGCCTGCTGAAGGTGCTGAAACTGTTAGGTTATTGATCTTGCCAGCAGTACCCTGTACATAGTATGTAAGAGTTGTTCCACCATTGTTGATTACAACGGTTCCAATTGCTGTTGTCTTTGTGTAGACAAAGAATGTTGCAGTTGTTCCAGTACCTGTTGCAATTGTCAAAGATGATGATCCTGATGATGCTCCGACTGGTGCTGCTGATGTGTGTAGTGCTGATACGATTGTTGCGTTAGTTGCTACTGCAGAAACTGATGTTCCTGCTGCTACTGTTGCTACAAAGCGTAGTGCATCTGCTGCATCGATTGTGTTATCTGCTGGGACTGGCAATGTAGCAGGTGTTGCGATTACACCGTTAGTAGTGTTTGCTACTGAATCTAGTGTTACCGCTACTGTCATTACTGTAGCATTTGCAGGTGCTACTGCGACCATGCCCAAAGTCATGGCTGCAACCACGGCTAGTGCGATTTTCTTGAATGAATTCATTCGGTATTTCTCCTTATTTATAGTAGATTGAATCTATCCAGATAATCTTTTACATCATCTGGCATAGGTTTATATTCTATCACATTGTCTCTACCTGTGTCAACCTGCTTAGGTCGATCACTAATAGTATGAACTTCTACGACCTGATTTTGGTCCTTTGGGGTGTGTGATATTGCCCCAAATATTGCTCCACACACGGCATCTGCCAAGTCCTTTGACTTCTTTCGTGGATGGTCAACTCTATTATTTTTCATAATCTTTAACTGTGTTAGTTCATCAAACAAAAGTTCGATTGCTGGCATAGCAAGTCTTTCCTCGTACACAAGCATAGCCATATCCTCATAGTGTTTCTTGGCAACAGAAACAGTATCAGTTCTCATTCCTACCTGCTTTAGTTCATTTTGAATATCAAATGATTGCCAACGGTCAAATGAAACCATTCCAATATTAAATCCAAGTCTACGAAGGTTCTGAATCCACATCTTCACTTCAGATAGATTAACTGGGCCTTCGACCTTTGGCTCCCACCATGCAACTGCATCTACCACTACCATTGGTGCAACTTGTTCATAATTATTAATTACCTGAATATTTACCCATTTTTCTACATGAGCAATTGCTACTGCACACTTGTCATGTTTTTGTGCAAGGTCAGCATGAACATAATAAACCTTGTCTGGATCTGGCTTAAAAGATTCATCAAACCTTCTAAAGTTATCTACAGGGTTTCTCAATGTCATACAGGCTCTTACTTTTTCAGACTGCTTAAAAAAGGCATCTGATGCAAAAGTTGGAACGCATGCAAATCTTTGCATTGCATCGCCTATGTCTGTTAAAAATGCAATCTTAAAATCATCAATCTTTCTTGTAGGGTTTACTTCCCATGTTGGTTTCTTTAATGCGAAGACTCCTGGATATTTATATGAAAGAATTTGATCTTCATCCCAGGAAATATCAAAATAGTTATCTGGATCATCTTCTGGCAAGATTGGATTGATAATAAACCTGTGAGTCTTTTCAATTGACTCTTTTTCAGCAATTACAGCATCATATCTTTCTGAAATAAAGTCTCCTGGATATCTTGGGAATGAAAGCAAAACAACCTTGCCTAAGTCAGGAAAGCGAGAATCTACTGAAGCACGGAATGCTCTGTAGATATTGTCAGCAGTCTTACCCTGATCATTTCCTGTTCCAATCTCAGAAGCAAAGCCAGAGATTTCATCAAGAACTGCAAGTAACAAGTTCAAACCTTCATGTGACTCTCTTTCTGAGTGACCAGAATAAACGGTTATTGATTTATCAAACTCAACTGAGTCTGCTTTTGCATTGTACTTTCCAACAAACCAAGGAGACTTCTCAATCTTGGTCTTAAAACCCTTAAAGAAAACATTCTTTGCTTGTTGTGCGTTGATTGCTACATTGATTAGGTCAATAGCATCTCCAGATGGCTTGCCAAAATACTTTGCTGGGTCTTTAAGGCATAATAGTTTATATACTATATATGAGCATGCTACTGTTGATGTAAAGTCTTTTCCAGATCCCTTGCCAAGTTGCAGGATGATTTCATTTTTTGTGTACTTGTCGTAGTACTTTGATCCCTTTTCCTCACCCAGTAGATTTATTAAGTCTTCTTTACGATAGATCTGGCTCATTGCCTCAACAATATCGTACTGGATATCAGACAAGGGAGGCTGTCCAAGGTATGCTTCTCCTTCAACAAATGTTCTTGCATCTACTGGAATCTCCTGAAAGTGATCATCCTGCAGGGCTTCAAGGAATTCGTCAAACATGTCTGCCATTATTCCCAAAACCCAACTATAACATATTTAGTTCCATTCTTAACTGGATCAGCGGAATGTGAAAACTCTTCATGAGATGGAAAAATAAAAAGACTGCCTGCTTTAGGCTTAAATGATTTATTAAATTTTGTAAATGTTAGTGTTCCACCATCGTAATTATCGTTTAAGTAGAGGATTGCAGAAACTTTTCTTGGAAACTCTTCTGTTGAGTCTGTATGCTCAACAAAAAACTGACCCTCGTTGTATCTTGTAACTATATATGCAGTATTTTTTGATATGTCTATGTTATTATCTTGAGCATATTTTTTTATATGTGGTTCGATTACAGAATCTAAATGCTTGTAAAATGAGTTTGGCATGTCAGCAACTCTTACATCTCTAATACTTTTATTTATAGCAGCACCCTTTTCTGCAGAATATCTAGACTTTGCAACGCCACCATCTTTCCAAGATTCATCATTGCAGTGTTCTAAAACATACTCTAAACCTATATCTTTAAACTCTATTATAGATATTTGGTTTAAACTACTCATTGTGGACCTCAGAAACTATAGTTACTACCTGACCTTCTTTTGCAATAGAAGAAAGTCTGTGCATTACTAGATCTCTTATTTGTGGGTGTTCAGATGCTATGTCTTTTAATATTCCGACAAGAACTTCCTGTCTTCTCTCAATCTCAATCATCTCTTCTGCAAGTTCTTTGTTCTCAAGAAGCCCAGCCTTTTGAAGCATGTCAATTCTTTTAGATTCTATATCCATCACAAGTTTAATTGCTGCAGTCTTAGCACTAAGATTATTTGTCATTGATGCCTCATCAATAACTTCGTATGTGCGAGATACTAACTTGCTGTAGTGTGTGTCTGCAGCAGCAAGGGCTTCTTTAGCACGAGCACGAATAGCATCGTTAGCAGATGCCATAACTTTCCACTCATTAATAAGTGTGACAACCTTTTGTCGTGGTATTGCAAGTTGCTTAGAAATAACTGTTGGGTCATTGCCCTTTAGGTATTCTTCTACTACCTGATTCACTTGATCAAGGTGCTTGACTAAATCATCTTCAGTTGACATACTTACCTTCTAACCTATTGATTTCATCCTTGATATAAAAGATTGCCTTTTCTAAATCTTGAATAGTTTTCTCTTCATCTTTGAGGCCTGCTCTCCAAAGGTACTTAAAAGCATTCCCAATATTAAAATTACGGTGTCTAGTAATCTCTATGCACTCAATGCCAGATGGATCTGAAGTGTAGTGTAGTGGATTGTTTACTTGATCAACTGTGATATTTAGACTTTCACTCATCATCGTCCTCCATTTCAAAAGTATCTGGCATTCCCTTTAGTGTCAAAGTTGCATATGAGATACCAACCGCTGCAACTAGTGACAGTATAAACAAAACATATTTAATCTTTTTCATCGCTTTGACTTCCTTAATCCAAATTTAGCAAGGTAGACATAGACGGTCTCCAATGAGCAACCACATTCCTTTGCAATGTCTTCTGGTGTTTTTTTATCCACAAGATATCTCTTACGCATAAAAACTTCTGATGTATACATTCTACTACCCATGGTATTAATTGTCAACTTCTTTCTCGCTAATATCATAGTTAAACCTATCAGAGTTTTCCATGATCCACTTGTCTTGATTTTCAACATCATATTTTCTTTCATTAATAATTCTATCAATCAAATACTCTTTTTCAAGAGTAAAGGATGGCTCGTATACCCTAACCCTATTGTTAGGCTGAATAGCAAAGTTTCCGTCATCTCTTTGTATAACATGACCACACTTATGGTCTGCTGGACTCTCTGAATATCCATCATCCAAAACATTTGTATCTGGGTTGTGCCAGTCTAGTGTAAACAGGTAGGTGCCCTTGTGCATTGTCTTTGTTCTATCTATGTAAGACATTCTAAGGTTTGTTAAGTTTTCAAACTGAGTTACGGACACATGGTGGCTAAACGAGTTCCACAAAACTAAATTGTGAAGATCTACTTCAGGTATGCCTGGCTCAGTACAGAATGCAGAAATTGGAAGTCTCCACCAAAGTCCACCATCTGGCATCATGATATGAAACAAAGGGCTTCTAGACTTTAAACTTGAGACACCAAATACCACACATTCAAAATATTTATCGTGGCTATCTTGATGGTTTCTTAAATAGTTTCCTCTTACATAGCAGTGTATTGGTGGAATGTTTGCATTTAACTCTGGCATTATATGTCCTCTCCTATTGCCTTGTTCCAGTTTTTTAATGCCCAGTGGCCTATTCCACAGGCATCTGCTACATCATTGTCAGTGATTGATCTGTCGTAGTTAATGTTAATAAAGTTGATAGTCCTTTGTTTTCTTAGGTCTCTCTCATAAGATTTAAGCCATGACTCTGACTTCCCTGGATTTTGTGATTTAATAAATAGTTTTTCGTCTTTAGATATTTTCTTATTGCCAATAAAGTTTTGCCAAGTAATAGGTGCGACCTTGCCAATAGTCTTGGTTCCAGACTGACCTGCTGATCCAAGAATTGCACCCTGAACTAGTGCAAGGTCTGCAGCAGTCTTAGGGCTATTCATAAATACAGTATGCTCAATTACAATTGCCTCAAATCCACCATACATATCAAGGAATAGTTTAACCTTTTGTCCTGCATCCATAACCTTTTCGTAAGTGTTCTTGCCTTTAAAAGTAATCTTTCCTACTGACTCTAAAGTTTTTTGTTGAGTATCGAAAATAGCAAAGGCAAGGCTATTGGTGCTTGCGTCTATAGCACAAATAGTTTTTGGAAGTTTAGTTCCTATTGCCTCTGCTAATTTCATTTTAAGTTATCCTTAATTTCTTTTAATG